AAACCTCTATTTTGCGTAGTATACACCTTAATGTCGCCATCTAAAAGTATACCGTTTGATCTATTTAACATTTATTTTCCTTTATTGTACTGGGTATCTTACTTGACCAGACCTATAAGCGTCTTGTCTATCTTTAGCATCGCCAAGTTGTTTCAACAATATCATGGCTTCGTCATAACGTTTTTGGTATTGGTTAATAACATCTTGCTCGCCCTTCATGTAAGTATAGGCTTCTAGTAAAGAGCCATATAGTAAAGCTGGGCTAAAGTTATCACCTAACCATGATGTACCTGTAGGATTAGCCACGGCTGTCACAGGAATAGAAAAGCCTGAACCTGTACCCCCTATACTGGAAGCTGCCGCACTTATATTGTTACCTACTTGATACGACGATCCTGGGTTTAATACTGTAACTGCAGTTACTGCGCCACCTGATACAACAATATTAGCTGTACCACTAGAACCATTACCCCCTGTTAAAGGCACATTTAAATATGATCCATTAGTATAACCTGATCCACCTACAATACTACCAAAGCTGTAAAGTCTACCTTGAATAATAGTTTCAGGATAGTAAAAATAGTGAAGCTCTGTTGAATAAGAAGCATCGGGTGTAGGACCTAATATAAACGTAGTATTATCAAATACTGCATAGTATTGAGGTTCACCATAAAAGTCACTATCTGTATCAGGGAAAGACTGTCTAATAAAGTTAACGTCTTTATTTAATAAATATAAGTATTCATTGTCTGCATTAATAACGGCTAAACTAAATGTAGATAGCCAATCAGATGGAATACCTAAATATTTATTACCTGCTGTTGTAGTACCCGTTACATTCTTACGTAAGGCAGGTAGTTGTACAGAGTTATAGATACGACGTTCAGCTTCTTGAATGAATGTATTAATATCATTCGTAGCAAACTGATTCTCGGTATAACTTTCTATCTCAGAAACTAACTGCGCGTAGTTCATTATGCCATTGGGCCTCTAGCTTTAGTACCTTTAGTAGCCGCACCACAACCACGGATTTGTGTTTCACCGTGCTTATTTATTTGTTTAGATGCTGGATCACCACCACTTACTCGACGAGCTGGCATACCAGGAGTTGATTCCTGAGCCTTCATTCTGTTTGGATCTGTGTGATAACTAATATCTAAACTTGCTGGATTAGGCATTGGTTGTTTATAAATATTAAGATCATCGCCACCGCCTGATGGATATTTAAACCCAGTATACGCACTAGCATCTTTATTTTCTTTAGCGTGACCTAGTGGGTATGATTCCGCTGGCGTTGGTTTTGGAAAGTCATTTTTTGCCATGATTATTATCCTTTTTTCTGTGCTGCAACTTTAGCTAAATTACGTCCCATAGTTTTCATATCAATGTTCTTTTTACCGCCTTTAGAACCTGCATGTTTAGGACCCTTTTGGATACCTACGTTTGGGCCTGTGTCGCCTAAATTTTTGCCTTTAGTTTTACCTTGTTTAGTAATACCGTCAGCTCCTGATTTGTATGCCATGTTACTTCTCCTTATGTTGTTGTTACTGTTACTGTGCCTAAATACATACTTGGTGCTAGATCATTAGGCGTTAATCCTGCATCATCCCCACTTGCTCCGCCTACAGGATTCCAACCCCACTGAAAAACTCGACTACCCATAGTAGGTACACCCGTTTCAGTTGTTAATGGGCCTGTTTCTTCTATTGTTTGTAACCCATTTAAACCTGCTTGATAATAACTAGGACTATCAGGTCTAGGATTACGCACTGCTTGCGGATCATTAACTGGGTATAAGCCAAGACTTAACTGTGGCTGATCCGGTTCCCAACATTCAGGACATACCAGTATATTAACATTTTTTGTCTTAATAACTAAGCGTTTTAATTGCTTTAGTTTATATCTAAAATTACATCTATCGCACTGAGCAATAGCATTTTTGCCACTTGAATATTTACTAGGCATTTAATTATCCGTGATAAAACATTTCACGCGGTACAAATCTAACCGGTGCTTTTTCTCTATCTTCCTCAGCTGCTAATTGAAATGCTGCTTCATAATCTGCTCTTAACATTTGAATACGATTAGGATCAACATTAGGTAATTTCATACTTAAATAAGCAGCTAACCCTGCAACCATGCATGGTATAAATCTAAACGGAATATCTTGTACAGTTACACCATTACCAGCATCTTGAACACGTCTTAATCTGTAATAAACAAATTGGTAAAAATCACTTTGATCAGGTGCAGGCCATACATTTACTGTAGGTAAATTTTGTACATATACTCTAGCACCAATTGAATGAGGTGCAATAGCTGTATTATTTACTGCACGTATGCACCCTGTAATTGTATTACCGCTAATACCACCATACTGAATAGTCTCTTCGCCAATCTTAATAAAACCAAATTGAGCTAATCCTACTGTAGAAGACAATGTAATAATATCATCAGCCGATGTATCAGTAGCAGTTAAAGTTTCATTTAACGTAATATCAGTAGGGTTTTCTTGTCCTGACTGTCTATTAATCCACACTTGAATAGGACGACCTGTTGCATTTTTATTAGGAATCGTAATGTAAGTTGATTCAGAAATGCGGTTGATATTAATATCTTGTTGATTTTGACCTGTGCCTGTACGAGTTACCATGTCTAACAAATCAATCGTATCTACAGGCAAGGGATACATAATCTGACCTTGGTTTAAATTAATTTGACCAGGTTCTACAGTCCATAAATTAATACCTCGATTAGCCCATTCGATTGTCATCAAGTTTAAAGAACGTCTTGCAGTTCTTAAATCATATCCTGTACGAAGTTCTTGACCACATCTTTCAAATGCGTCTTCGACTAGATTATTTAAATCTAAATTAAAATCCGTGGTTCCCGTGGTTCTATCTACCATTATTTTACTCTTCTATAAGGTTTTACTTTTTGTTTAATAGATTTAGGTTGAGCTACAAATTGTTGTCCTTTAGCTTTTCCTGCCCTTTTAGCCCTAGTTGTTGCTGCATATTCTTGAGGGCTTAATGCTTTTATTGCTTTTTCAGGTAAGTATCTTTCACCTGTTTCACTAGATTTTTTACCTGACTTAGTTCTCCACTTTTGTTCACCCCATGCTTTTAGTGAACGTTGTGATTTAGCTAATGCACTCATTTATATCCGCCACCTGCAGCTTTATATTTTTTAGCAACTAACTGTGCTTTACGAGCTGACCATTGACCAGCACCTGTACCGTGTGTTGCAGCAGCTTTTACTTGAGCTACAATTCTTTTACGTAAACTAGGTTTGGTGTAGTTACCAGCTTTGTTTACTGATCCGCCTTCTTTATACTGAATAAAGTCTGTGTTGTCACGACGTTTTTTAACAACACCTTTAGGCATTTTATTTTCTGTTGCACTTGGTATTTTAGTTTTCTTTATAGCGCCCATGCCTCTACTTGGTCTCATTATTTTCTCCTTAATGTAGCTAGTCCACCGGTTCTAATATTAACAGGTTTAAATGCTCCCGGTGCTGGTGTCGCTGCGACTCTTGCTGTAGCACTTCCTGTTTCTACAGGTCTAAAGCTACCTGATGTTGCAACTGCTGTCGGTGTTAAATTTCTTGGTGCTGGACCTCTTGCATCTACTGAAGGACTATATCGAGTAGGCGTAGGTTCTGGTGTCATCATAGACGGTACAGGCATTACAGTAGGTGCTCTATATGGTTCTGGTTCAGGTTTTACATCTTCAGGTGCATATGGCATAAAGAATGGGTTATTTTCTTTTTTAGCATAGTTAGCGATGTCCTGCAAAGTATCACCTGATTTAAAACCAAAGTCTGCATAGTTAATAGGTATTGATTCAGTTTGCGTAGAACTACTTGGATAATATTCTCCCAACGCATTTAGAATATCTGATTTTAAATAATCAGAACCAGTAAAACCACTATCAAATGTAGTTGGTGATCCAGCAATAGGATTATACGTTTGCAATCCAAAATTCTTTTGAAAATTCTGTTGTGCTAAGGTATCTTGATTCTGTGCAAACTGTCCTATGATATCGTTGTATATATTAGCACTAGGAGCACCGGCTCTTTGTTGTGTAGACGGATCATATAAATTAGCTAACTGTGGTAAAACGTTGTAAGTACCTTTATTACCTTGTATAAAATACTTAGATGTATCAAAAGGTTTGCTATCAACAGAATATGCTTTACCACCATAATCGTATGTAGGTGAATAAAATGTTCCTGTAGTGCCAGGTATGCTAGATCCATATGTTGGTCCAGCAGGAGCAGAAGATCCACCACCTCCACCTCCACCAAAAGGACTTTCAGAGTATCCTCCAGTCAGAGCAGTACCTGCAATAACTTTAGCAGCGCCCATGGGTCCACCAGTAATATAACCAGCAACTGGTCCTGCTATAGGTCCTACAACCGGAATACTACTAGCTACAGTAGTAATTGGGTCAAATATTTTACCAACAGAACTTACTGCACCACCCATGATTAATCCTTAAATAATACGACCTTTTGTCTTACCTTTTGTAGCGCAACCATCTGCACGTTTAGAAGCTGAAGATACTGAACCGCCTTTAGCCATTTTCTTAATCATGCCACCTTTTTTCTTATTGTAACCAGGTGACATTAAGTTTTGTGCCATTTCCATAGCGGTAAACTCTCTTGCTGGCTTAGCAGCTTCTTTATTTACTTTAGACATATCAGGTCCAATTACATCTGGATTACTTCTGTCTACTGATCCTCTTTCGCCTTCAACTGTAATTTCTTTTTTAGTTACTTTCTTAGGAAATTTAGGTCCAATCTTTTCATCGCTAAAATCAACTCTTGATGCTACTGAAGGTTGTAAATTATCAATGCTTGACTGTCTTAAAGTTTTTTTAGTGAATTTAGATGGAAATGTTTCGCCTGTTTGACGTCTATTTTGGCGCATTTCTTCTAATGTCTTACCAAAAATTCTTAATTTGCCATCATCGTCTGCGTAGTCTCTTGCCATAATTTACCCCTTAAATAATTTTACCTTTTGTTTTACCTTTAACAGCTATACCATTAGCTTTAGAAAGTTGACCACCTTTAGAATAACCTTTGCACATACCGCCTTTTTTCATGCCGTGTTCTTTCATTTCTTCAGCTTTAGATTCTTTCTTTTCGTGTTTCATCATAGCAGCTTTAGATGCGTATTTCTCACCTGTGCCTTTTTCTACGATGCCACCTTTTTTCATTTTGTGCATTGACGATTCATGGCCTTTAACTTCTTTTTTAGCAATCATTTTTGCATCTGATTTAGTTGCACAACCACCTTTTGCATAGCCTTTAGCCATACCGCCTTTTTTCATGTAGCCCATTTTGTTTCTAACCTCCGTTGGTAATTTTGATAATCCAGGGTTTTCGTTAGAATCAACTTCTTTGAGAGCCCCGCCTTCTTTAAATTTACGACCTTTATCTGCTTTCATAAACTCTTCTCCTACTGATCTTGGTATACCTAATCGCTTTGCAGCTTTTGGATTATTTGCAACTAATGCCATTAAGTTATGTTGTTTTTTAGAAACACTTGGCATACTAATCGTCCTTTCTATCTGTATGCTGTATTTCTACCATATCTTTTTTTACTTTTTTAATGATAGCTTCGACAATAGCTTCTGTAGCTTGTTCTTTAACTTCTGTATTAGCGATTTCATCTAATAACTCCTTTTGTTTTTGTTTTTTCATTTTAAATACTTTTTCTATAAAAGCTTTCATATTATTTACCTAACCAATGAGTGACCATCCAGCTCACAACACCTGAAAAGAATGTAGCTAAAGCAATAAACACTTTCCATCCGCCTTTAATTTCTTCTAATGTTTTTTCGATTCCATCAAGACGAGCTTTTAGTTGTTCCATATCTTCCATAATAGTATCTACATCCGCTTGAATATGTTTAATTTCAACACCGTGTTCAGCTAATTCGCGTTCGTTACTCATTTGCAATTCCACCTTTTTAAAGAGGCAGCTTTACGGGTAGGTCTACCTTTTTCATCTTTCATAGGACCAGGCATTCCAGACATACGTGCACAAAATGATCTCTTACGAGGTCCACCTTGTGGTTGTGGTGCCTTTAAGTTTGAACCTGTAGCTGCATTATATTTAGCACGACCTTTAGCGGTAAGACCTGCGCCTTTAGACACAGGGAGCTTCTCACCACGTCCAACTGCTAATGATACTGATTTCTTAGCCATAGAATACTTGAGCTGTTAACCCTGCAGAAGCTACTGCAGATATATTTGTATCACATCGGATACCTTCACCTGGAACTAATACATAAACAGACCCTGCTGCACCTGCTGGTGCCGTATAAGTAAATCGAGCTGTACCACCTGTACCATCATTGATAGTTAAAGTAGTTGCTGCTGTATAATTAATTAAAATACCTTTAATCCTAGCAGGAGCACCCGAAATAGTTGTTGTAGTATTAGCTGCAGCCGTCGTTGATTTTACATCGGTTTGCATCATAATTTATTCCCCTTTTGTATCTTTTGCGTCTAATCTTTCCACTAATGCAGTATATGCATCGATGGCGCCTTGAGATGCTGTAACAAAACTAGATGCTTGATTACGTTCATTCTCAAGACGCTTGATCTCAGACAAAAGAAACTCTTTTGTAATTTCCATTTATTATGCTTCGACAGCGTATAAAAAGTATGCTGTACCTGCTGAATCCACAAATCTAATTTTTTGTGTTGGAGTTGTACTTGTAGCACCAATTGGAGCAACCATTGCATCAGGTAAATTAAATAAATTAGAAATAGTACCTGAACCGCTGTTTGTGCAACGAATAAATGCTGTGCTTGCTGGAAGTGTAGCGCCAGAACCAATATCAGAATCAGCTTGAATAGCTGCTAATGTACCGCCTGGAGATACTGAAGCTGCAACACCTAAAGTAGCTCTTAATGCATTACCTGCACCTGAAATAGAACCACCTGTATTTACAGACATAGAAATGTGAGCACCATTAATTGTACCACCAACTGCTGCTGCACCGGTTACAACTGAGAAAGCTCTTAATGTTTCACCAGAACCTGCTGCTGTAAATGTTAATCTTGAATAGTTTAAACGAGTGTCACCTGTTGTTGCTGAGGTTGATCCATAAAAACTTGAAATGTTTTGAGCTGTTGTTACTGTGATTGGGTTAGCAGATGTACCGCCAATAAACCCATTGTCGGACGCAACTGGTCCGCTAAACGTAGTTCTTGCCATGATATATTTTCCTTCATACAAAGTTAAGTTTATTAGTCTTGTATGCGTCTGCCGGGACAGTCTAATAAACCGGGTAACCCGGATTCCCAAATAATACCTGAATTGATACTATTTACAAGCATTATATCACAAAAAAAGGGGCCGAAGCCCCTAATTTATTAAACTA